TTTGAAGCAACCTATGACAAACTGCTTGCTACGATTGAGAGCGGCAGAGAACCCACGCCAGCGGACTTGTACAAGATGGACAAGTATTGGCAGATGCAGGGGCAACTCCAAAAGGAACTGCAGAAACTTGGCGACTATAGCCTCACACTTCTACAGAAGCAATTTGTGGAACAGTATATGGAAGTGTATGAGTCTATGAACCTGCCGAGCACAGCGGTTTATGGCACGATGGATAATACGATGGCACGGCAGATGATTAACACTGTTTGGTGTCCAGACGGCAAGACATGGAGCCAGCGCATTTGGGACGATATGCAACTGCTCACCCAGACTTTGAACGAAGAACTTGTACATTGTGTTATTACTGGTAAGAAAACGAGTGAGCTGAAGAAGCTGTTGCAGGAGCGGTTTGATGTGAGTTATCACGCCGCTGATAGAATCGCCAGAACTGAGATTGCACATATCCAAACTCAGGCGGCACAACAGCGTTACAAGGACTATGGCATCAAGCAGGTAGAAGTGTGGGCAGACAAAGACGAGCGCAGGTGTGATGTATGCGGTAAGCTGCATAAGACACGATACCCTGTTGGCGCTCATATGCCTGTTCCTGCGCATCCGAACTGCAGATGCACTATCGTTCCGGTAATTGAATAACTGTTTTGGATAACTGGGATTGGCCTTTTCTGGCCTGTCCCTTTTTTCATGCCATTAAGGGGCTTGGGCATTAACTAAGCAACTGAAAAAATGAGAAAAAGGGGCGCTCATTGAGGCGCAACTTAGGAGGTATTCACTATGGCAGAAATCATTGATAACACTGGTGTTGAAACTACCACACAGACTACTGAGACTCAGGAGCCTGAAACCAAAACCTACACTCAGGAGGAAGTGCTTGCACTGCTCCAGAGCGAGGGCGATAAGCGGGTGACTGCGGCGCTGAAGAAGCAGCAGAAGCATTACGAAAAGCAGCTCTCCCTGTCGAAGCTGGACGGTGATGAGCGTGCAAAGGCTGAAAAGGATAACTGCATTGCTGAGCTTGAGGAACAGCTCGCACAGTTCCAGATTGAGCGTAATCGTTCCGAGCTGAAGAGTGTTCTGTCCAGTCGTGGACTGAGCGCAGAGTTTGCGGATATCGTGAACATCTCTGATGACATCGAAGCATCTCAGGCAAATATCGACAAGCTGGACAAGCTCTTCAAGGCTGCTGTTAAGGCAGAGGTTGAGCGCAGACTGGCTGGCTCTGCTCCTGCTGGCAATACCACTGTCGTTAGTGGCAATGTCACCAAGGAACAGGCAATGAAGATGTCTGTCGCTGAGCTGAGAGAACTTCAGAAGACACATCCCGAGGTTTACAACAACCTCTACAAATAACAATTAGGAGGCTATAAAACTATGGCACATACTGTTTATGAAAATTTCATCCTGTCCAATAAGATGAACGACATCCTGACTACTCAGGTTAATCTGAACAACTATCTGACTATCGACAACTCTCTGGCTCATGCTGCTGGCATGAAGATTGTTGTCAACAAGTACACCAGCACCACTGGCAATGTGGAAGAGCTGGGCATGGGCGAGGGTAACTCCAAGTCTTTGGAAGTCAGCTTCACTCCTGTTGAGTACGAAGTGAAGACTTACCAGGGCAAGTTCGCTTTCTACGACGAGCAGGAAATGAGCGATCCCTACATCGTTGATGTTGGCCTGAAGCACTCCGCTGACGAGATGGTGAATGAGTTCACCGCCAAGGCTATCGCCGAGTTCGAGAAGGCTTCTCTGGGCACCACTCCCGCTGCTTGGAGCTTTGAGGCTGTCGTTGACGCTATCGCTGAGATGAATCTGGAGAACGAGGACGGCCTGTTCCTGCTCATCTCTCCCGCTGACAAGGCTGCTTTCCGCAAGGCTCTGAAGGACGATCTGGTTCACTCTGAGGCTTATGTCCGTACCGGTTACATCGGTTCCGTTGCTGGTGTTCCCGTTGTCGTGTCCAAGGCTGTTCCTGCTGGCAAGGGTTATCTGGCTACCAAGGATGCCGTTACCCTGTTCATCAAGAAGGACACCGAGACTGAGTACGAGCGTGACGCTGATACCCGTAACAACTCTTACTGGGTTCGTAAGTGCGCTGTTGTTGCTCTGACTGACGACACCAAGGCAGTCAAGATTGCTATCGGCGCTTAATCAGCTCCAACTTAGTGCGGGGGTGGGGTGTCTGCTCCCGCACATTTTCTAAGGAGGATTAAGTATGATTGATGAAATCAGAATCATGCTGGGTGAAGCCAGCGACAACTATTCTGATGCGCAGATTGGCTTGGCTCTGAAACACGCTCTGGCAGAGGTTGAGAGCTACTGCAAGAGAAAGATTGATTATGAGCTGGAGATTTGTGCTGAGAGAATTGCTGTCCTTAAGCTCCTGCGCCAGAACACCGAGGGTTTGGCTTCCCAGTCCTTCAGCGGCGTAAGTGAGAGCTATGTGGACGGCTATCCTGCCGATATTCAGGCAATCTTGGACAGGAAAAGAAAGATTACAGTTCTGGGGTGATTTGATGATTGTAGCAGATATGCGTACATACGATTACTTCACCTATGGCGACAATGATGGCTATGGACAGCCCACACTGTCAGAGACGGTGCAGGGCTCTGTCAAGATGGCTATCAACACAACCTCCCAGTCTGTCCAAGACAATATCAACTACAAGGACGCTTCTTACATCGGCTTGACTCTCGCCAGCGTGGATGACACCTATGTTATCCAGTACGGTGACGAGAAACTCAAGGTTCTGTATGTTCAGCCCAAGGGCAGATTTAAGCAAGTGTTCATGGGTGAAATGTGATGGATATCAAGTTCACCGGCTTGGAAAGCGTTCTGAGCAAATTGGATGAACTTGGCGACACAGGGAATTACGAGGCAGCAGTAGGCAAGGCGTGCGCACTGGTGGAGCGGGATGCCAAAATCAAGGCTCCCAAGGATAACGGACATTTGCGCCGCAGTATCACCAGTAAGGTAGAGTCGATTGGTGGAGAAATCACCGGCACTGTTTACACTCCCCTCGAATACGCTCCCTATGTTGAGTTTGGCACGGGTTTGTTTGCGGAAGAGGGAGGCCGCAAGGATGTACCGTGGCATTACAAGGACGACAAAGGCGAATGGCATTCCACTTCTGGACAAAAGCCACAGCCATTCATTCGTCCTGCACTGAATGACAATCGAGAGAAGATTGTCCAAATGATTAAGGAGGGCATCAGCAATGATTAACTATCATAAGGAATTGGTTGCTGCCCTTGGCACAGTCCTCCCCACACACTATGAGATGACACTGACAAGCAAGACTGCCACTCCGTGTATCAGTTATATGGAGTTGAATAACTATGTATCTGCGCAAGGCGATACTTTGGGTTATAGCGCTATTGGCTATCAGGTAAAGGTGTGGGCTACGGATATTGCAACTATCCAAAAGTACGCTTTGGAGCTGGATGTCGTTCTGCGTGAACTTGGGTTCAAGAGAACTGCGAGCGTAGAACTCTATGACAATAACAGTTCCATGATTCAAAAGGTTATGACTTACGAAGCCCTGGCTTTGGAGAGTTTTAACCAAGACTAAATAATATAGGAGGCTATAACTATGGCTGGTATTCTGACTAAGGGCATTACCCTTTCTTACAAGGCTGCTGAGGCGGCTGATTACACTGTTCTGACTAATCTGCAGGAGATTCCCTCTATCGGCAACGCAAGCCCCCGCTCTCGTGTCGATGTCACCACTCTGGATGACGATAAGATGCAGAGCATCGCTGGCCTGCAGGAAGAGGCTGAGTCCGATCTGGCATTCAAGTTCCTGTACGAGAAGACTCAGTTCGAGACTCTGATGGCAATTACCGAGAAGACTGATTGGCGTGTGTCCATGCCTAACGGCGTGTATGCCGACTTCGTTGGTATCCCTGCTGTCGCATTTGACGGCGCTGGCGTGAACGCCGCTGTCACCTACACCCTGAACATTTCTGTTGAGGGCGAGTTCGAGTTTGGCTCTGCTGCCTAACTCATAACGAGATAATGAACCAATGGGGGCTGGCCTAAGTGCCGCCCCCTACTACAACTAAACTTAAGGAGAGATTAAATATGTATACTGAACTGATTATTGGCGGCGATACCTATAAGCTGCGTCTGAACACCCGTGCATCCATCCAGCTTGAAAAGGCTCTGGGTTGCAATCCTATGAACATCCTGATTGCTATGGAGAGTGGCAATCTGCCTAAGCTGAACGATGTCATCATCATGCTGCAGGCTATGCTGCAGTGCTTCCACCACGGCTATAACACTGACAAGACTATCGACTTGTTCGACAAGTATGTTGACGATGGCAAGAGTATGCTCGACTTGCTGCCCGTGTTCATCGAGGTGTTCCAGAAGAGTGGTTATATTTCTGAGCAGACTGGCGAGGATGGCGCAGACGAAAAAAACTAACGGAGCCGCCCTCCTTAAGTGAGATTGCGTATTCACATCTGCAGCCTGCCATTAACCTTGGACTTGAGGAAGAAAAGTTCTGGGAAATGACGGTTGCAGAGGTGTCTCGCTTTGAAGAGGGAGCTATATGGCGATTGAAACAAAAAGCTCAGTTTGATTACGCCTTAGCCAACCTTATTGGCATTTCTTCTGCTCGAATCATGTCTACCGAAGTTAAGTTCCCCACACTCTATGAGGCTTACCCTGATTATTTTGAAGAGGAACTGATGAAGGAAGCAGAAGAGGAGAGAGCTGCCAACGAAACTATGAATCATTTCTTGGAGTTCGCCAATAAACACAACGCCAAGAAAAGGAAGGAGGGAGGCGAAAAGACATGACGGGCGAAACCCTAAATATTAAAATTCGGCTTGATACAAGCGAAGCTACTGCTGGTGCCAAGAAGCTGAAGACACAGCTCACCAGTATGGCTGGACAAGTAAAGAAAAGCATCCCGCAAATCAGCTCTGAGAGTAAGAATGCTGCTAAGTCTTTGAATAGCGTCACAAAGGCCAGCTCCGATGCTAAAAAGGCAATCGGTAGGATTGGTGATGAGGCCAAGAGCCTCTCTGATGTCGCTAAACAGAGCGAAAAGGTTGCGTCTTCTCTCAAGAGCATTCGTTCTACTGGCGGTAGTATAAAACTCAGCATGGACACTGGCGGCATGACTGAGGGCGCAGGTGAGGCTGAATCTTCCCTTGAAAGCATGAGGGGGACAATGACAGGAATCCTTGGACTCCAGTTCTGGGATGTTCTGTCTGAACCCATCAAAGACTTTGTAAAGGGAATTAAGAGCAGCATCTCTGGCATCGCTGGATTCGGCAGTACAATCAAGGACTCTCTTGATAAGGCGATGGCGAAGATCAGCGTGTCCAAAGATGTTATCCGTGCAATGAAGTCCAATATCAAGGATGTCAACAAAAACATCAAGGATATGGCGAAGAACATGGGTGTCAGCGTAAAGGAACTTAAGACGAAGCTCTCATCTGGCATCAATCATGTGAAAGACGGCATTAAGCGATACAGGAAAGAGATTGTCAAAGCCAACAAGGAAATTGTGGCATCGTTTAAGCCTGTTATTGCTGAAGTCGGCAAGGTTGGAGCTGCAATAGGCAAGCTGGCTCTCAAGCTCGCTGCTGTATCCAGCGCACTTTTTGCTGTTGCTGGTGTAATGATTGCCAATGGCACCAAGGAGTACCGTGAGGAGCAGGCTAAACTTGTCTCTGCGTTCCAGTCTGCAGGAGCGAGTGCCAAGGAAGCTACACAGGCTTACAGAGGTATCTTTAGGTTCCTCGGTGATTCAGCATCTGCTGTTGAGGCGGCTAACCATCTGGCTAAGCTGACAACCAACACTAAGGAGCTTGCTGAGTGGACAACCATCTGTCAGGGTGTCTACGCTACCTTTGGCGATTCCCTCAGAGTAGAGGGATTGACGGAGGCGGCGAATGAGACAGCCAGAACCGGTGTTGTCACAGGCGTGCTCGCCGACGCATTGAATTGGGCTGGCGTTCAGGAGACGGCTTTCAACGAAAGACTGGCTCAGACTACTTCTCTGTCCGAGCGTGAGGCTCTTATCAGAAAGACACTCAATGGACTGTATAGCGATGCTGCGGCTCTTTACGAACGGAACAACCAAGCAGCGATTGCCCAGAACGAAGCACAGGCTCGCCTTAGTGCCACTATGGGTAAGATTGGACAGACAACTCAGGTTCTCGTCACTTCACTGACTAATCTGGCGAATACAGCACTTACTGTGCTTGCCCCCGCTATTAGTTATGTGAGCGCTGTTTTCTCTGTTCTTATCGACAAACTTTCTCAGGCTATCCAGTGGATTGGTAGCCTGTTGGGTATCAGCTTTGCAGTTGATACCGTATCTGGCATTGTTTCTGGCGCAGGCGCAGGACTGGACAGCGTGGCTGGCTCTGCTGGCACACTGACAGATAATCTGGAAGCGGCAACAGGAGCAGCCGAA